TATGAAAATCAACTGATGTTCCATCACCATTGAATGTTTGATGCTTCTTTGGACTTAACATATTTATTTCATCATATACTAAACCTCCACCAGCAGGGGGTGTATTAATAAAAACAAGAGGTGTATATCCTTCCACCTCTTGTAATGTCGTTCCGTCCCAACTATGGTATTTACCACTTAGGATATATACTTTATTGTCAAATGTAAAAAATGATGCTTCCTCTGAGCCTATTTCCCCTATTAGTGTTGGAGTTAATGTATCCCAATCTCCTTCGTCCTCTAATTGAGTAGATGTAAAATTGTATAATTTTCCTCCTGATGCTATTAGTAAATAATATTCTCCCCCTAAATTTGTTGAGTATATTCCTTTTATTGGTTCCTCAAATTGATAAAAACTTTTATATCCAAATATTTTTCTTAATTTATTATCGTTTGTTATGTAAAAATTATCCATATTTCCTGACTCACCTATTTTTAGTTGTGTGTCTCCTGTGTTGGATATATTTAAACCTAAAAATTGCTTTATTACTTGTGGTGTTATGTTTTTTTCAACTGTTAGTTTTGCCATATATTCACCCCCTAATATCTTAGTGTAGCATCGTATTTATCTTCTCTTGTCTCAGGTTGTCTTGGTATTGGTTTCAAGAACATACCTTTCATTTCTTCATATCTTTGTTCAAAATAATTTGCTAGGTTTTTATCTTCATGTAACATTAAATGAGCTGCTAGTCCATAAGGTAATAATGTACCTGCTTTTATATCGTCAATTTGAAATGTTTGACTTAATGTCTCAATAGGTACTGGATATATGTAGTCTTCACTTTTTCTAAATCTATTTTCTATACCTACTAATTCACTTTGTAATATCGTTAAAATAGATGGGGTTTTTGCTCTATATTCTGCAACTGACTCCTCGTCTAGTTCCCCTGTAGATAGTACTTCGTCTATTAAAGCCATTGTGTCTTTAAATACTTTTTCTCCTGTCATACTTTACCTCCTCAGAAAAAAGACTCTCGTAAGAGTCCCTTTTATCAAGAGATAAACTCTTGATTTTACTATGCTGATAATGCAGTATAGTGTGCGTAAATTGCGTCTTTTTTACCTTTAAGAACGAATGTGTCGTATCTTACACGACCTTCTACTAAGTTACCATTAATTCCTGGTGGGTCTCTATGAATTTTATAATCAGTTAATTTCTTAGGGTTGATTGTTGCAACTGGGTGAGTAATTATAAATTCACAGTTAGTTGGCATATAAGAACTTGGTACTTTAATTACTGGTACTCCATCTATTTCTCCAACTAAACCTTTATAAGATAATTTAGTAGCCATATCACCAGTTTTAGTGAATGAACTATCTAATTTGATAGCTTTATAGAATGAAGTGTTAACTAATGCAACACGACCTTCAGTTGGTACTAATTTGTTATCTAATACTTCTTGTCCATCTAAGAATTTTTCATAAGCATTTGCTTTAGAAATTGCACCAGTTCCAACTTGTCCATTTGCAACTGCTGCTGCACCAATTACTGAGATAACTTGTTTATCTTGTGTTGGTACAATAACTTGGTCTATTTCTCTCTTTAATGCTCTACCAGCATCTTTTACATTTAATTGGTCTTGGTTATTTCCTTTATCAATTGTAAATGTAAATGATTTATCAGTTGATAATTGGTAAGTGTCTACTTCGTCTTGTAATTCATCAGGATTACCATATCTTGAAGTTCCTGTTCTTGAGTAGTTATTTAATGCTACTGTTGGAATACGATAAACTTTAATTGTATCTACTCCGTCAAAATTATAATCATTGTTTACTAATGGTGTTGTGAATGATGCTTTTTTAAATGCTTCATCAACTTTTCTTTCATATTTTTGTGCTAAATTTACTGCCATTTTAATTCATTCCTTTCTTATCCATCTAAGAACCCTTCTAAGAATGGGTCTCTTTCGTGTTTTTCATTTGTAGGTCCAGTATCAGTTACTCCCCCTACTGATGCTTTGGAATTTTTCTCGTTTTGCTTTGCAACATCTAATTTGGTTTTCATTTCCTTTAGTTGCCATTTCATATAAGCATTACTTAAAGAACTATTCTCAGCATCTTCGAAAACTTCCTTAGGTATTTCTTCAGGGTTCACATCAGGAAATTCTTTTAAAAAGTCTTCATACTCTTTATTTTTTGCTTCTTCCCTCTTTTGTGCTTCCTCTCTTGCCTTTAGTTCGTTTTCTTTTTCTTGTAATTGCTTACGTAATTGACTTGTTGCAATCACTTCTCTTGCTACGTCCTCAGGTATTCCGTTGTCCATCATTTCCTCTAGTCGAGCTTCTTCTTGAGCCTTTTGTTGGTCTCTTTCATATTGCTCTACTCGGTCCATATACTCATCAACTGATATACCTAATTCAGTTGCTTTTTGCTTAGCATACTTTTCTAGTTTGCTATTTTGTAGATTTTCAAGTTCTTGTAATTTCTTATCGTAATTTAACCCCTTTTGGTAGTTTTCGATTAAATCTTCAATAGAATTTACTTCTACTTCTTCTTTGTTATATTTAATCTTGCCTTTTAAAGCATTTAACAAAGGTTTAAAATCTACCTCCCCAGTTTTTGAATTATCCTTAGAAGTCTCACTTGGTAATTCAACTTCATCGGTTTCTTCCCCTTCTGAGCTTTGTACTTCTCCTTCATCAGTTTCCTCAGCAATAACCTCGCTATCAACCTCTGAAAAGAAGTCTTCATCTGAGTCCATTGTGTCTGTTGGTGTACTTTCAACAATTTCTTCATTTTCCATTTAATTTCCTCCTCTGCCTATGGTTGGGCATTTGGTGCTTTTTTGTACCAAAAATAAAAGGAGATATTCTCCCTTCTTTATATAAGCACCATTATAGATAGAACTTGTTTCTACCCATAATGCTGCCTATATGACAGCACGTGTGATTAATTATGAATATTAGTATCTCGCCAACCCTCAACAGCACTATAAATGATACTTGCCTGTTCCCTTTTTACACCCATTTAATTAAGACTGAAGTCCTCCTATATCTTCTAGTTCTTCCATTTTATCTACGGCATTTCTACCTACATTTGTTTGGGGTTCCATTATTGGTATTGCCCCTCCTTCTCCCATTTGTAAGGTACTTGCTAATTCTTCTTGACTTGGTAATGGGTTTTCCATATCTTGTACTGTATTATATCCAGTTCCATCATCTAAAGCCCCCATCATTTCTAACACTCTCATCTCCATTTGTTCAGGGGCTAATTGTGTTAATGATGCTCTCATTTCAGGTGGTAATGTATCTAGGAATTTACCCATTAAGTTATAGATTGCTTGTTTATATATGTCTTGTTGTTCTATTGATGTGATTAGTTCTTGTTTATTTGGTATGATTTCATCAGGAATACGTTTTAAGTATTCTACAAACTCAATCATTCCATTATTTAATAAGTTATCTAATGTTTGTACACTTGCTACTTCTGAGAAGTAAGAAGAATTACCTACATCAGTCTTAATGTGTAACCACATATCTTTTAGTTGTCTAAAGTCGAACATCTCTACTGTACGTTCATTATTTTGTCCTCTTATTACAACAGGTCTTATTCCATAATAAGTTCCCATCATATCTATTATGATACGTCCTGAGTCTTCTACTGTCTCATAAAAAGCAGCCTTTACGTTCTCTAATGGTACAGCAGCACTCTTTTGTATTGCGATAATTGCTGTTGCATTATTCATTGTTACGTTTCCTAAAGAAGCATCTCCTACTCCTAAAGTTTCTTTTGTGTATTGCATAGCTAATTCTATAGCTTGCATTATTTGACTACTCATTGTTGCAGGTTCTAAGTATCCTGCTATATTTCTAATTGAGTCTCCTTGTAAGTTTGTTACAGGTATTTGAGCCCCAATCTCGTTTGTCCAGCCTTCTATTCGGTCAGCATCATATACTGCTGTTGGGAATGCTGTTAACATTAAATGGTATATTACCATCGCAAACATTTTATTTATTGCTATTTGGTTAGGAATAATTCCTGTTGTCTCAGCTCGTCCGTGATAAGTACCTTTAACTTCCTCCCAGTTATTAAATGCTATTGGATAATAAGATAACCCTGTTTCTTTCTTTTCGTAGATATATTGACCTCTTACGGACTTATTTGCGTATATTTTGCCATCTTCTTTATAGTATTTGATTATATAAAGGGCTTTTTCAAATCCTGCTGCATCATTCTCGACTTTTCCATTATCTCCCATTTGATATGTTGTCTCTGAGTCAGGTTTGATTGCATCAGTTTTATTTCCGTTCTTTTTTGCCTCGTCCTTTAGGTTTTTAACTAAATCTCTACCTACTAGGATAATATAAGGTTGTTTCTCTACTACTCGAGTGTTTGGGTTACCAAATAACACGTTAGTTGAGTCTATTATCTCTGCTTTAATCAGCCCTTTTATTTCAGGGTTTGTTTGTTTAAATGGTATTTCGTCCATATCAAAGTACCAATGTATACACCAGTCTCCTGTATCAAATCCATCTGCTAACATTGTTCTACTTTTTGCATCAAAATTAATATTTTCTAATACATTTTTGATTTCAGCGTTTGCTAAGTCTGTATTTTTTACCTTTTGTTGCATTGTAATATCGTTAGTCTGAGGTCTATATTCCATTGGTTCTATTGAAATTGTAATGTTATCAGCCTTTAAAGAAGCTATCTTAAATTGTTTTACTCTCTTTATAATATTAAAAACTGGTTTAGGTAGTCCATCTGCTTGGACATTTCTCCATTGGTCTCCACTTGCAAAGGCTATATTTGCATCTATTACATCATAGTAGTTTTTATCATCACCATACATCGCTTGGTTATACTTAACTCCAGCTTCATATAGTTCCCAATCCTTAGTCTCCATCTACCTCACCCCTCTTTATTGCTTGTTTTTCATCGTAATTCATTAGACTATTAAAGGCTTTTTTTGTCTTTTCATACTGTTTTTTTTCTTCTTCACTCATTTTTGACTTATCTACAGTGCATTTTGAGACATTTTTCTTTAATAACCTGGGCAGTTCTATTGCTAAAACTGTGAGAATTAATGCTATATTTAATAAAATTAACACTATCATATCTATCCTCCATATTTTATATAAGACCTAGTAGCACTTGCACCTGCTATTCCTAAGATGCCTAGTCTTCTTCTCTCTCGTTTAGATTGTTCATATAAAAGTTCGTCCTCAGTCATTATCTTTGTTGCCTTAGTTCTTTCTATACAAAAGGCTCTTAATGCATCAGGTGCGTGTGTTAATTCGTGAGGCTCTTTAGCACAATCATTAGGGTTCTTCTCGTCCCTTTGAATTACAGGTAATGTCCTTAAAAGATGTCTACAAGTATCAAATATTCTTAGTTTACTTAGTCGTATCTCCTCACCTGTTTGTTCATCTTTCTTGGTTTCAATCTTTAAATGTTCTTGTACTGAATACCAACCTAATACACGATTATTTGATGACTTTGTTAAAATAACTCCATTCTCCCTAAAGATGTCATAAGCATTCTTTCCAGTGTCATTTCGTCTATTCCATAAATCAGGAGGTGCATAAGTTATTCGTATCTTATCGTCTCCTGTTACCTCTAAAATTCGTCTTGCTGCATCTGATATTATCAAATCACTTTCGTATAACTCTTTATATACGTATTCGTATCCGTGGGGGTCTATTGCTATCCAATAACAAGCTAACATATCTAGTCCATAGTCTATTGCTCTATATCGGTCCCATTCAGCAGGTATCATAAATGGTTCTATTACGTTTACACTTCGGTCGAAGTCTTTAAAGTATTGTCCATCAAAGATGTCCCAATTACCTTCTTTTAAGGCTTTACGTTCTTTCTCAGGTAATGCGTCCAAACGATGTACATAATCAGGGTCCTTCTCCATTAGGAATTTATTATCCGTTACGAATGATGGAATAAATAGCCTTGTAGTCATTTTGCCTGTCTCTAATCGGCATTCGTGTATCTCTCCATATTTCCCTATGTCTATAAATCGTTCCTTAACCCATACGTGTCCTACTCCTCCTGGGTTTGTTGAGGACTTTATTCTCTTAGGGTAATCATTAGCACCACGGCAACGTGAAATCATATAAGTGTACATATATTCAGTAAAGTGAGTTAACTCATCGAACCTTATTACGTCATACTCAGCAGACTGATATTGGTAAACGTCATTCTCATTATCAATATACCCAAAGTCTATAATCGAACCATTTTGGAAGGTCCACGTATGCTTAGACGAATTATAAGAAGCAATCTCTCTTGGGTACATCTCTAAAGATGTACGAATGATGGACCTCTCTAAATCAGGGAACGTTCTACGGAATATAATCTGCTTAGACTTTTCGTATTTCAATGCGTACACTAAAGCATCTACGAGTTGTCCATAAGACTTTCCTCCTCCAGCAGCTCCACCGAATAATGTCTCAAAAGCCTCAGACTCCATAAATAAGTTTTGCTTCTCAGTTATTCTTAAATCTAAATTCATACTTCCTCCACTAAATTAAGACTCATTAAATAGTCAGCCCTTGCTTCGTCTACTGGAAATGTCTCATTTGGATATACGTCTCTCTTTAATTGGGAGTCAGTATAAATCCCCTTTACTCTTACTCTTACTTTGCCACTAGGTTCATAAGAGGACTTTTTATCATAAAAAATAGACCCATACGAGTCTTCAAATTTCTTAAACTTAAACTTAGGTACATTACGTATTTTCTTTACTACTTCGTCTAAGTTATCTTCGGTTACTATATAAGAGTTTTCTCCATCTTTAACTCCTATCTCCTCTAAATACGGAAGGGTGGTTGTTAGAATAGGAATATTCCTAAATAATGCCTCATTTAACGTATAAGAACAGCATTCAGCTTTAGAGAACAAAGCAACATAAGTAGCCATTGATAAGAACTTATCTACATCTAATCGATTGTCTATAAACACTACATTAGGACTTTCTATAACGTCTTTATCACAAGTTAAGATTATCCATAACCATTTGACTCCACTAGCGTCCATTCGATTAGCAAATTCTTGCATTAGCTTTGTCCCTTTATTCTCATATAACCTTGATGCTGTTACTATTACAATCGGTTTCTCTTCATCTATCGTAAGAGGGTTATAACTCATCATACATTCCGTACCTAAGATTTCACCCATTTTCTTTTGTTGGTATTTCGTAATGGCTATATACCCTTTAATACGAGGGTCTTTCTTTGGCATCTCATATAACCCACTTGAGTAGTCTTGATGGAATACTTGATAAACATCTCCCTCTATATAGTCTAATATGGTTTGGTCGTAATTTATTAAACATACTTTACAACGTATCTTCTCCCCTTGGTGTACATATACAGGACACATTCTCTGAAGTCTCCTCTTTTGACCTCTTTCAATCTTCCTACATACTACAGCGATGTCTAAATCTTTATACTTTTTGATAAGTTCATATACATACGTCTCTATCCCACCTAAGGCTGATATATTCGGCATATACACAATATTTGCGTGTTCTATCATAACTCTCTCACCAACTTATTACAGGCTTCATTATATAGTCGTAAAACATCTAAAAAATATCCTCTTAAATGGAGGTGTTCAAAATCTAATGATTGGATAATTTCATACATCTCCTCACAGAAATTAAACCTATACCATTCGTAGTTATGAGAATTAGATATAGAATTAACATTCTGCCTATTCCATATATGCGTTACCCTACCTAAACACACGAACGTCTTACACTTTAGGCAAAGCCTATAATGATGCCCTTGGTCCTCAAATAAAGTCCCTTCTTTATAAAGAACCTGTTTCAAAATGTCAGTCTTAACTACTCTAGTCCATAAAGCACAACTACAGCCCTTTAAGGCTTCTTCCATATCCTTAAACACAGGCACTAAATTAAAGTTATCAGTTTCACTTCGATATACGTTATATCCTAAAAACATTATGTCCTCTCCGTTTAGGTGAGATACAATATCCTCTAATACACGGTCATCGGCTAACCAATCATCACAGTCTATTGCCATTGTGTACTCTCCTCGAGCCTCTACTATAGCAACATTCCTTGACCCTCCATTTAGTCTTCGACTTTTGTTTATAAAAACACGACACCCTTTGCAGATGTCGTTAAACTTCTTCTCGTATTCTCGTATGATGCCCATTCCTCCATCGGTTGAACAGTCATCAACTATCAATACTTCATAGTCTTTATAAGTTTGGCTTAGTATAGAGTCAAAACATTTTGAAAGCCATTCTCTATTATTATATACTGGTATGACGATGCTTAACACATTACCACCCTTTCTTTTACCTATACCCTTCTTTAGACAGGGGGGACTACTGTCTTTGTAAAGGAGCTTAATATATGAATGCCTTGATTTGTCCCCCAATGTTCGATTTACACTTTTATTTTTGTATCCAGCCCGGGGACGACTAGCACTTTTCCTTTTAAATACGTGCCTTTACTCGAACACTTACTTGACACTTTAGACTTCTTTTATCTTGTAATTACGTGGGTGTATATAGATATAGTATATGATGGAACCATTACCCCCCATATTTTTAGGCATAGTAGTATATAGGAGGGGGTGCTTTGTTGCTTTGCAACAACTCCAAGCGTTCCCTCTCCCTCAGTGCGTAGCACTGGTCTAGCCCTCTCTCTAGGTTATATAATATACTTAATTATATATAATACATATGTTTGCTTCCTATAATAGACATTATGTTAACTTGTCTATTTTTCAATGTTTATATTAATATTAATTGACTTATTCTCAGTTGATAAGTTATTTTCAAGACGTGATTTATCGTAAAGTATTCCTAGTGTGGTGCTTAGTTGTGATAAGGTTGTTTTATCGTCATTTAGTGCTTTTTCTTCTATTCTATCGAGTAAAAGTTTTATTATCTCGTTGGCTCTTTTGGTAAACTCGTTCTTACTTTCAATTATACTCTTTTCTATCTCTTCACTTGTATTTTTTTTTGCTAACTTAAAGATATATTGCTTAGTTATATTATATCTACTACATAGATTATTAATATTCTCTTTAGAATTATCTAATTTGTAAGATAATATTATTTCTTGTCTTTGTTTTTGTGTTAGTTTCTCCAAGTATATCACCCCTACAATATCGGACAAGATAACGCCCTTTGTTGTCCTGGTCTTCTCTACTCTATCAGTATATACCCAAAAACACGGCAAAGAATGGCAAAAAGTAAAATTTTTATATATACGTAGTATATATAATCTGAAGCATTTTAATTTTTTTTGCATTTTCTATTGACATTGTATCCTGTTTTTGATATGCTTATCGTGTCAGTTGAAAAACTAGACCATTTACACTTAACTTATCAATTCAAGTATTATGATTTTTAGTCTTGAATTGTTAGTACTTGCTAAGGAAACAGTATAACGTAAAGTCGATAAAATTGGACTACTTACAAAGAACGCAAAAGAAAAGCAACAAAAAAATCAAAAATAGTACTTGACATTGTATAATGTTTATGTTATGATAATGGTGTCAGTTGAGAAAAGACTGATTTTAAAATAATTATTATTGACAGTGTATCTAGTCAATAAATGCAATAACGGGGTACTTATACCAATTATAAAAATAAGAGTTATGCGATTAATACTTTAATTAATAGTTATTTGACAACTTAAAAACGTAATAGGTCCTGGACCAGGTTAAAGCACGTGCGATATACAGTAAGTGGGTTGAAATCCCCGCCACCTATTAAAGTTATAGTGACAGTATAACATTGGAACGTTTGACTACTTAGGTAGTTTATAGAGTAGAACTGAAGGAGGTTTTATTATGGATAAAAAACAAGTGCAATTATTAAAAGAGGTATTTTTACAAGTAGATAATAGCAGCAAGGGACAAACACAAGTATTTTTAAAATTTTGGGAAATTTTAGATTATTTAAGAGGAAATAAAACACCAGAATTTGTGCATAGATTAGAAAAAGAATATCCAATTTTAAAAGAATTTAATATATATTAAAAATTAAAAAATTCTACTCTATAAAGTGCTTAAGTAGCACTAGAAGGAGATTAGAAAAATGAAAAAATATTTAATTAAAAGTTGTGGAGATTATTTCACAGGTACATTTGAAGTAGGAGGTACTATTATTATGGTTAATTTTTCAAGTGTAAAAAGCGAGGGAAAATTGTTTGACACAAAAGAAGAATGCGAAAAAATGCTACAAAGAATTAATGATGGAAGAATGGAAATTGAGGAGGTCTAATTATGAGATATTTTGAAGGAATAAAAACTATTGAGGATTTAAAGCAAAAATACAAAAAATTTGTAAAAGAATTACACCCTGATTTAAACAAAGAAAAAGACACAACAAAAGAATTTGTTGAAATGAAAAAGCAATATGAAGAAAAATTTAAACAAGTAAAAAATACTTTTATCAATTCACAAGGCGAATATTACGAAAAAGAGAATGAAGAAACACCTGAAGAATATGCTGAAATCATTGAAAAATTAATAATTATTGAAGGACTTACTATTGAGATTATAGGCTCTTGGATATGGGTAACAGGTAACACAAAAGATAATAAAGACTATTTAAAAGAGCTTGGATTTAAGTATAGCTCTAATAAAAAAGCTTGGTATTTTCACACTGGAGCATATAGAAAAAGAAGCAAAAAGAAACATACATTATCTGAAATTAGGGAAATGTTTGACAATACAAAAATAAAAGAGCAAACACAACTAACAATGTCTTAATAAGGAGGTGAAAAAATGAGATATAAAGATTATTACATATCACAAGAAAATAATTATCTAGTGATATATTCAAACACAACAAGAGAAAAATACAAAATAAAAGTAATAGACAACTCAGAATATACATACAAAATAAATAAAAAAACTATTAGTGCAATAAATGGAGCAACAGGGCTTTATACATTCTTAAAAAATTGTATTAATAAAAAATTTGGGTTGTGTTGGGTTGATAAAATACTTACTGAAAGTATTAAAAGAGCATATTAAAAGACTAGAATAAAATCTAGTCTTTTTTCTAGTAAACACTAGAAAGAGATTTAATGAGGGGTACAATATCCCCTCCCCTACATTATAACATAAGGAGATTTAAAAATGAAAGTATATAAAATAGAACAAACTGATTTATTAAATATAACTTTGGCACAATGTCCAACATTGGAAAGTGCTAAAAAATACTTAGAAAAAATTAAAAAGAATGATAAATATTTACAAAAAGTTTATGGGTGGAGAAAACTACCTGAATATAGAATAGTTGAAAGTGAGGAGAATTAAAAATGAATGTAGAAGAATTATATTATAAAAAATTATCTAATTTAGAATTAGAAGCATACACTGAAAGTGAATTAAATTTAATATTTATGGAATGTTTAAAAGAAGTGGAGGGAAAGTAAATGGAAGAATTAGAAGTAATGGAGAAACAAGAAAAACAATGGATAATAGACTCAATAAAAAATAATAGATTATATGATTATATTCGTTCTAATCATTGGAGTATAGATAACACAATTTTATTAGAATTATTACTTGAGTGTATCGCTGTATTAGATACCGAAAAACTAGGAAAACAATTAATAGAAAATTTAATAGAATATAAAGATTGGGAGGTTAAATAATATGAAATATACAAGAATTTATAACATATATGATTTAAAAGAATTAAAATCTAGTGAAAAAAAATTAAATAGTTTATTAAATAAATACCAATATGTAAGAGTAATAAATGTTGGTATGGATAGAATAAAAATTGCTTATATGTAGGAGGTAAAAAAAATGGCAATTAATTTAATCGAACAATTAAAAAATGGTGCAATAATCACAGTAGAAAAAAAAGGTTATACACCTACAAGTTTTAGATATTTTGACAATAAAATATTATACAAAAATAAAGAAATAACAGGTTGTGGTTGGTGTGAACACCCGAGCAACTTAGAAGAAATAAATCAACACTTTGAAAAAATGGAAAATGAAAAATACACAATAAAAATAGAAATGATATGGAGGGATTAAAATGGATAAATTATATGAGATTTTTATGGAATTAACAGGAAATTTGACAAATAAAGAATTGTTAGAATTAGCAAATAATTTAATTGAATATGTAAAAGGAGATGTTTAAAATGAGTTTTGAATTAAAATTACAAAATATGGTATTAGATTTAAAGAAAGTTGAATCAGCTGAAAGCATAGAAGAATTATTAAATTATAATTTTGAAAATAATGAATATACACAAAGAACTGAATTAGCAAATAAAACTTTAGTAGATTATAAAGATTGGTTAGAATATCAATCTATTTTAATATTAAGGCTTGAAAAAGATATTATTAGATATTTAAAGGAGAAATACTAAAATGAGTAAAGAAAAAATACAATTAATTATAGAGCAAAAAGTAAGACAATATACAGCAGCACAAAAAAGATATAATGGAGACAGTGCTTTATCTAAAAGATTAGAAGGAGAAATTGATGCTTTAGAGCAACAATTAAAGGAGGTGAAATAAATGAAATATTATAGAGGCGTTGAAGATTATCAAGGTGGAACTTGGGGAATGTATGTACAGTCTATAAGCGACTGGAGAAAAAGTGCTATGAGTTGGTGCGATAGTGACGAAAATTGGGAATTATACAATGCTTTAAAATATTATAAAATCAAAAATAAAGATTTAATTGAATTTATTGAAGAATTTTGGACTATTAAATTAGTACCAACAAGCAAAGAATTATATCTAAAATACAAAGATAAGTTTTATATTGAAGATTATGAAGAAGATTATTGGAATTATAAGGAGAGTGAATGCAAATGTTAAAACAAACTATAAATAAATTACAAAATGCTAATAATGAACTTGAAAAAAACTTATATATAACTAACTTAAAATATATATTACATAATGAATTTAAAGGAGATATTGAAAAAGTTATAAACAAATATAAATCTAAAACTATTGGAGAAAAGCGAGCAGCCGAAATATCAAAAGAAGTTGCAAAAATAATAAATAAAAACTCTGATAATACTTGTGTTTATAGAGTACCTG